TGTGGGACGCCTACCGGGATGCCGAGCGGCTCGGCAAGGAAGTCGATCACTGGCGCCAGCAGGCGCAGGCGGTGCCGGCATGACCGACGCCACCGCAAAGCAGGTCGTCGAAGACATGACCGCGCTGATTCTCGCCGTTCCGGCTGCGCAGCGCGTCGACTACATCGAGCAGTCCGTGTGCCTGCTGATAGCCGCCATGCGCGGCGCGGCCGGCGATGAATACGTGCGCGGATTCCTGGACGCCGCACGCGCCGACATCGACCAGCCGGCGGCGCGCTACGAAATGGCGAGGCACTGATGGCCGTCTTCACCAAGACCAAGAAGCGCCTCCAGCGCCCGCGCTGCGAGGCCACCAATGCCGCCCGGCAGCGCTGCAAGCTGTCCGGACGCGAGTACGTCGACGGCCGCTGGTGCTGCGTGCATCACGTGGCGAAACTGAAAACAAGGACAGTCTGATATGGCACGCGCCAGAAATATCAAGCCGGGCTTCTACAAGAACGAGGATCTTGCCGAGTGCTCGATATGGGCTCGCTACATTTTCCCGGGGCTGTGGATGTTGGCCGATCGGGAAGGGCGGCTTGAAGACCGTCCGAAGCGCATCAAGGGCGAACTTTTGGCCTTCGACAGTCAGGAGGTCGAGCCTCTTCTCTGCGAATTGGTTCGCTTCGGGTTCATCGAAAGGTATGAAAGCGACGGCTTGAAGATCATCCAAATCATGAAGTTCAAGGACCATCAATCGCCGCATTTCTCGGAAAAACCTAGCGAGCTACCGGAAAGATTCCCGGAATCACATCCTCTTGAAGAAGGAAAATTCCCGGAATCGCCATATGTTAAAGAGGGTGCAAAACGGAAAAACTCCGAGAGGAAGCAGGTCTTAAAGAGGGGGTCGCAACCCCCTGATTCTCTGAATCCTGATTCTCTGAATCCTGATTCTCTGAATCCTGAGCATAGGGCGGGGGATAGCTCAACCGTTGCCGCGCCCGAAACCGCCGAATCCGCGCCCCCAACCACACCCCCTGCCGACCCGCCAGAGGCTGTCGAGCCGACGCCACAGGGCTTGGCTTGCAAAGCCATGCGGCAGGCCGGGATTGCGGTGACGAACCCGCAGCACCCGACGCTGATTGCGCTGATCGACGCCGGTGCAACGGCCGACGAGTTCCGGGAGGCGGCACGGGAATCGGTCACGAAGGGCAAGCCGAGTTTTGCCTACGCCCTGGGGATCGTTCGAAGCCGGCGCGAAGAGGCTGCGCAGTTGGTGCTGCATCAGGGTCGGTTGCCGAACAAGCAGGAGGCCTTGGAGGCATCAAATCGGGCCGCAACGGCGGGATGGGTGCCGCCAGAACTTCGGGAGAAAACCGCATGAAAACCGAGGATTTTCAGGAGTTCCACGACGGCATTGTCGGCGTGATGAGTTTCTACCGGCAGGACGTCTCGAGGTTCGCTCTCGACATCTGGTGGCAGGCGATGAAGCCGTTTGACCTGGACGCCGTTCGGCAGGCCTTCAGCCGCTACGTGGTCAATCCGGACAGCGGGCAGTATCCGCCGAAACCCGCTGACATCGTGCGGCTGATCGAGGGCACGACGCAGGATGCCGCGACGCTGGCCTGGGCGAAGACGATGCAGGCCGTCGGCCGCGTCGGGCAGTACCAGTCGATTGCTTTCGACGACCCGATCATCCACGCCGTGATCGAGGATATCGGCGGCTGGCCAGGCCTTTGCCAGACCACCGAGGACGAAGTGCCGTTCGTGCAGCGCCGTTTCGAGCAGGTGTATCGGACGTATCGGTCACGTGGCCAGGCGCCGGCCTACCCGCGCTACTTGCCGGGCGTGTCGGAACTGCAGAACGCCGGCAAGGGCTATACGTCCGATCCGCCAAGGCTTGTCGGTGATCTCGAGAAGGCGAAGGCCGTCGTTGCGGGCGGCGGTCTTGCTGGATCGCGACTGCCAGTCCATATCAGCGACGTGCTGCCGCCGGCCGCGAGGCTGTTTCTCGTCGGCAGGGACGCGGCTTGAATCCATGTTCGTTCGCGGGACGGTCAAGCCGGAAGCTTTACAGGCGGCGCGCCAACAAATCGAAACGGAGTGATTCGGAGCGCCGTTACAGCGCAATCCGTTTCAAAACCGGTTGCCCGGGCCGGATTTCCCGGGCGTTGAGAAGGAGAGTGCAGTGATCAAACCTACCGTTGGGCGAGTTGTCTGGTATCGGCCGTTCGAGCATGACGACATGGCCGGTGTCAGCGGAGATCAGCCGCTGGCGGCGATCGTCGCGCATGTCTGGTCGGACTCGTGCGTGAATCTCGCCGTGTTCGACGCGAACGGTGTCGCGCACAGCCGGACCTCCGTGCTGCTGGTGCAGGACGGCGAGCCGAAGCCTGCCGCCGGCTTCTGCGAATGGATGCCGTACCAGAAGGGCCAAGCGGCGAAGACCGAGGCCGTCGAGAAGCAGTTGGCGGACGTCGGCACGCACGCCAAGCTGACCGACGGCGACATCGAGGCCATGATCCAGGCCACGGGCAAGACCGCGCCGCGCATCACACCGGCCGACATCGAGGCGAACATCGCGGGCGAGTTCTACATCAACCCGCACGATGCGACGCTGGACGCCCTGCGTTTTCAGTTTCTGATGGACGACCACGGCGACGCGGAAATTCGCGGCAAGGTGCGAACGATCCACGAACGCATGGGCGTCATGAGCACGGCTGCAGTGCGCAACGAGATCGACGAAATGATGGCGATCCCGGGCGAGGACACCACTCCGCTTCGCCTCCTGACCTTCTGCGTTCTCGTCTTGCGCAACGGCTTTACCGTCACCGGCCAGTCGGCGTGCGTGTCGCCCGAGAACTTCGACGCCGAGATCGGCCGCCGTGTGGCCCGCGAGGACGCCATCCGCCAGGTTTGGCCGCTGATGGGCTACGCGCTGGCCGAGAAGCTGCGCGGCGCTCAGGCGTAACGGATACACCCGAAGAGGCGAGCATGTGCAGTCAGCATGTGGTCAGTCATAGCGGCCGGGCAGTTGCTGGGATGGGCAGCCGGCCTTTGCAGATGCGGGTCATGCGCTCGCCATCCCGGCCGTCCTCACCACCGCAGCAGCGTCCGAGAAACCCGGCGGCGGGCTCCGTGCCCGCTGATGGCGCCCGTCGCCGGCCTTGGATCATCGACCATGCAGCCTAGCACCGCCCCGGCGGTCCGCATGCCCACGACCGCCGAGGCGCTCGAGTACCTGCTGATGTTCCGGGACCGCGCCCACCTGGGCTACCGGCGCGACTACATCGCGTGGTTCCGGGAGCACGCCGGGGACGCGGCGGCAGAAGACCTGCAGTCCAAGCTGCGGGCGAAGTGGGGGAAAGCGTAGGGCCGGCGGTTTAGCCACGGGATTGACTCCGCCCGGTGTTGCGCCTACCCTCCGCGCATCCCACCGCGCGAGAGAGCCGCCGCCATGTCCGAGGCCTACACGATCCAGCAGGGCGCCACCTTCCGCGCCACCCTGGCCTACATGCAGCCGACGCTGGCGGTCAAAGCAATCTCGGCCGTCTCGAACTCCATCCGCCCGACATTGACCGCCGCCGCGCACGGCATCCCCGCCGGTATGGACTGGCCGGTGTGGATCCGCGGCGTCAAGGGTATGACCAAGCTCAACCACGACGCCGACAAGGTCGGGGACCAGAACGCGGCCTACCTGGCGACGCGCGTTGACGCCAACACGCTGACCCTGCACGCCGACACGTCCGACTGGCCGGCCTATGCCAGTGGCGGCGAGATCGCCTACCAGCCGCCGGTCGACCTGACGGGCTGCACGGCGCTGATGCACGTCCGCGAGCGGCTGATCGATGCGGTACCGGTGCTGACGCTGTCGTCGGCCACCGCGGCGCCGGCCTCGCGTCTGACCATCACGGCAGCCTCCGGCCTGATCGCGATCGAGATCAGCGACGAGGACACGGCGGCGATCACCTGGCAGACCGCCGTCTTCGACCTCGAGATCACGCACCCCGACGGCAGCACGACGCGACTGGCCTCCAGCGAGTTCGAGGTGTCGCCCGAGGTAACGCGGCCGTGACGGACGTCGTTGTCGCCGCCGATCGCGTGGTTGTCGCGGAGCGCCGCGAGATCCGCACGGTGCGGGCCGTGACGCCGGGCGTCGCGCTGGTCGACAGGCCCCGGCAGAGCGCTGTGCGTGTCGAGCCGGCCGCGGTGCCGCTGGCCGTAACGCAGTTTCAGCCCGTGGCCCGCGCGATAGCGGCAGGGCTGCAGGGACCGCCTGGACCGCCGGGCGCATCAGGAGGTGAGGACGTGGCGCGCAACGCATTGGAGCGGGACTGGACCGACGAGAACACGTACTACGAGGGCGAGGCGGCACCGGGTAGCGCGGCAGATTCGCCGGCGTGGAGCATCAAGCGCGTGACGATCAACCCGGTCGACGACGACAAGTCGGTCAAGTGGGCCGGCGGCACTGCGGCCTTCGACAAGCGCTGGGACCAGCGCGCCAGCCTGGCGTACTCGTGATGACCGCGGCAATCGAGGTCTTCGGTCTCTGGTGGGCGCAGCTGGCACCCTGGGTGCGCTGGTCGGTTGCCGGCAGCGTTCCAATCTCGTCCCTGCTCGCGTGGATGCTGCTGACGTGGCGCGGCCGGCAGTTCGCGCTCTGGATCGACCAGGGCCTCAACGTGCTGTTCGGCTCAGGCTACTGCGACGAGACTCTGAGCGCGTATTTCCACCGCCGTGCCGACTGGCGCGAGAAGGCCGTGAATCTGCTCTTCTTCTGGCAGAAGGATGAATTCGGCCAGCGCAACCACTGCTACCGCGCCTGGCTCTCCGAGTTCCAGCGCAAGCACATGCCGAGGGAGTACCGGGCATGACCACCTACGCCGTGATCAACCGCGCCACGGGCGCCGAGGTCTATCGCTACCAGCACACCGAGGCGGTGCCGTGGCAGGGAATGGGGTTCGATGAGTTCGACCATGTGGCGCTGCCGGATGAGCCGCCGCCCGATGCGCCGCCGTCACCGGAACCCGTGCGACTGACCAAACTGGAGTTCCGCGACCGATTCACCGTGCAGGAAAAGGTCGGCATCGAGTTCGCGTCTCTCGACGCGCCGGCTGCTCCGCTCGAAGACCGGCTGCGCTCGGCGCAATTGCGCGTGTTCATGGACGACATCGCCAACGCCACGCCAGACCCTGACGGGCGCGCGATCAACTTGGGCGATCCGCGCACCATCGCCGCCGTGCAGATGCTCGAAGGCGCCGGCCTGATCGCGCCGGGCCGCGCGGCTGAAATTCTTGGGGGTGCGTGATGGCGCTCTGGTACGTAGATCACGACAACACGACGCTCTACACGTCGGCGTACATGGCGACCCCGTCCGGCCCGTCGCAACTGCCGCAGGAGGGCGACGGTAAAGCAAGTGGAACGGGCGCGACTCCGGCGGTCGCCTCGGCGTCGATGGATTTCACCGGAGTCACGGCCGCAGCCGGGGCGACATTCGGCGTGCATGGTGCGACGCTGACCTGCGTCGCGTCCGGCGCCAGCACGGTGCAGTTCAACGCGGGCTCGGGCTCGACGCTGGCGACCAACCTCGCCACTGCGATCAACGCGGCGACGGCTGCGGTGACGACGGCAACCGGCAACATCACGTCGCCCTACCTCAAGGGCCTCTGCTGGGCGAGTGCATCAGGCGCCGTGCTGACGGTCTATACGCGGATCGCCTCCGCTGACCTCAACCAGTCGGCGAACGCGAGCGCGATCCTGACCTGCGGCTCGCTCGCCAACTGGACCAGCGCGCCGGCAAACGCCAACTTCACAGGCGGCGTGTCCGGCCCGTGGCGCTACATCTTCAATACCTCCGCGCTGGCGCTCGTCAATGCGACAGTCGGCGACGCCGTCATGGAGTACGGCGCTCTACTGGCGACGATGATGGGCACGCCGGCTGCCGGCGACAAGATCAAGGCACGCAGCAAGCGCAGCGGATCGAACATTGCGGTGACGTTCGGAACGGCGACTTGGACGGCCACGATCCGCCCTGGCGGCACAGCGCTAAATCGGGTGGCTTTCGAGGTAGATGATGGCACCGTTTGGTCGGGTGACAGCGGCGTACTGACATGGACCTTCACGACCAACTCGATCACCGAGGTTATCAACCTACCGACCACGACGTTCTGGCATTGGAAAGGTGTTGATCTCGGCAGCGATACGCGCAACTTCAAGTGGGTCTGTCAGGCGCGCGGGGCGAACTTCTACTACCCACAGATCAGCGTCCTCAACCTGCCGCACATCCTCGAAAACATCGAGGTCGACACACCGGACAACAACTCGACCGGCCGGCTGATGTTCTACGACCTGTTGGCGACGACGGCAAACGCCGGCAATAAGACCAAGCTCAAAGGGTTGGTCTTGCGATCGAGGTCGTCTGTCGGTGGGTGGTTCGTCGGCTCGCCGTCGTTCGGCCGCCACGCCTACGACCTCGAAGACTGCAAACTCATCTACACCAATCAGGCCGGCTCGAACACGCGGTTTTTCTGGCACCCCTACGACCCCGCGTCGCGCGGTGCATCGCACTACTCGACGCGCGTCAAATTGCTGCGCTGCATTTTCTCCGGGCTCGCCTCGCCTACCGGCTCCGGCAATACGCCGTGGCCGGTAGGGTCGGGCGTAACCATCACCGGCGCTGCGGCCGGTGGCCTGACGTGGGAAGCCGAGGACTGCGACCTGACCAACGCCAGTCTTGAGGGGCTGGTTCAGACCAGCGCGTTCGAGAAATACACGCCGACCAACGTCGTCAGCCTCATCAACTCGACCGCGAAACGCGAGTACGCGATGGACCGCGCAGACGGCTACCGCGAGTGGTTTCCAGGTCGCGGCTTCCCGACCCTTGCTGAGTCCGTGCTGCCGGACGGCACGACTTGGTCGATCCGTTGCTGCCCTCTGCCTGCAGCGACGGACTTCAACAGCGCCAACCCGTTTGAGGCGCCTCCGCTGTCGAAGCTCAACACGCTCGCCGATGGCGCACGGACGGCGACGATTCACTTCTGCGTCGATGACGACATCAAGACAGCTGCCGGCGGTACGCTGACCTCGGCCGATTTCGGTGTCCGCGCGACCTGGACAGACACCTCTGGAGTTCAGCGATCAGCCGATACGCTGACGCCCAATTCCGTCGACGCGACCGCGCTCGCGGCGGGCTCGACGGCATGGAGTACCGGGAATCCGCCGACATACGGCAGCGCGGGGAACTTCACCAGCTATAAGATCGAAGTGCCGATGGCGTCGGTCAAGAACTTGACGAACGTCACGCTGCAACTGGTCTGCACGCGGGCCGGCGCGACGCGGGCGCAGTTCTGGTTCGTGAGCCCGGAGTGGTCGCTGGCATGACGACGATCATCGCCTTCGCGCATACCTGCAAGATCGGCGGTGTCGTCGATTTGCCGGCGGACGTGCGTGGCGCGTGGATGCTGTCGGGTGCGGGGCACCAGTCGCGGCAGCGCCTCGATACGGATGCGCTCGGCACCGCTGTGGTCACATTCAAAGGCCAGCCTGCCGGCTCTGAGATCAGGGTCCAGTACCCGGACGGTAGTGCGGCAGCGGGTGTCGAGTCCTGTGCGGCAGATCAAGTGTTGACGTGGAGCGCCTTCGCCGAAGGAAACCCGAACAACGTCGTTCGCATCGTCATCATCGACATGGCCCTCCGGATCAAGGAGTTCAACTACGAGACCACCGGCCCTGGCGCGCAATCCATTCCTATCCAACCCGAAGCGGACCGCTGGTTCCTGAACCCGTAAGGACACAATCATGGCGAAAATCACCGATCCGGACAGCCTGAGCTACCTGGTCAACGGCAGCCCGACCACGCAGAATCTGCGCTTCGACACGACGAATAAGACCATCGAACTGGTCGCTGGCGGGTCGCTGGTCGCCAAGGACGGCGTGACCGGGCGCTGCCTGTTCTCCAAGATCAAGGAAGTCATCAAGGCCGACGCGGACCTGATCAAGTACGCGCTGCCGGTGCGCGAGATGATCCACGACGAGTCGATGGAACTGATCAACGGCTGGACTTTCAAGGACAGCAGCACGATCAAGATGGTGCGCGATTGCGGCGTCGCCTACGTGAATGTGGCCGGGGCGATCACGGCGATGTTCGCCTGCTTCGTCACCCTGGGCGGGATCGTGACCGGGGCGCCGCACTTCGTGCAGTCAAGCGCCACGAACGCAACGCCGGCCAGCTTCACGCACGTCAACACGGGCGCCAGCTTCGGCGTCAACGAGCTGGTGCAGATCTACTCGGACCCGAACGGCGACGGCAGCACCGCGGACGGCTACGACTATCGCAGCTACGCGAAGATCTTCCTGCGCGTTGCCGGCTACACGTATGACGAAGCCGACAACACCGACATCGGCTACCCGGCGCTGACCTACAAGAAGTACAACTTCCCGATCACGCACGCCGTCGACGCGGGCGTGACGAAGGACGATGCGACGGTCGATGCCTACACGGGCATGAGCATCACTTGGTACGCCGCCGCGCAGTCGGCGAGCCTGGGGGCGAACGGCCCGTACAATTTCCACGTCATCATCGAGGCCAACGGCCATACCTACGACGAGGTGTATTCGTGGGTGCAGCGCCAACTGCGCAAGGCTACCGACATCGATGCCGGCGCCGGCAACCGGACCGGACAGGTCGCCGCGGCGCTGGTCTTCATGGATGGCAGCACGCTCAAGACGCGCTACCAGACCGGCGTGGGTGGCGTGCATATCGCCAACCTGTCGGCGGCCAGCTACAACAACGTCGCCGAGGCCGACGACACACAGACGCTGCGGACCTATCCCTACACGGCGGCGATCACCTTCGAGTTCGATGAGTACCTTGTGGCGGACGGCGCGAATGCCAAGTTCTGGATCTACGACGCGGCGACCTATCCCGGCGCCGGCGCGACGCTGCTCAAGGACGCCAGCAACGCCGACATGACGGGCACCGTGACCGGCGCCAGCGTGGCGAAGTCGTTTGCCTGGACGGTCGACAAGCCGTGGATCGGCGTGGCGGTCGGCAAGGACAACGCCAAGATCGCGGTCGCCTCCGGGACGATCCAACAGAGCACCGGCAACAAGGGCGTGTTCGTCGCCGGCCTCGAACGCTGGTACAGCAATCCCTAAGGGGCGGGCGTGGCCTACACCTTCGACGGACCGGGCAAGCTTGTCATCCTGTCGACCGGCACGACCCTGGTCGATCTGGCCGAGATGTATTCGCGCTGGAAGGATTGGCTGCTGCTGGGCAACACCGGGTATGCGCGGGCCTTCGATACGGTTGGCGGCGATCCGATCGATCCGGGCGCCGGTACGCTGGTTCCGCTCTACCTGTTCCTCGAAAACGGCTGGTCGATCCGCCCGTACGAGGGCAACCACACCTTGACCTTCGCCAACGGCACGCTTCTGCGCCGGGGCGGCGGCGATCCGATTGTCGACACGCTGGGCAACTACCGGGTCCGCATCCGGTACCAGCAGCCGGTGCAGGCGTTTGGGTATTCGACGACAGGCGGTGGCGGCGCGACGCCGGAGGACGTGGCGGATGCGGTCTGGACCCACACCCTCGGCGCCCGGGTAGCGCGTCAGGTCAAGAAGATGTTCGGGCTTCACTGATCATGACACGCACGTACATCGCCAGAATCGTCGCCGCCGGGGTGCAGGGGCCGTCTGGCGCGGCCGGACCGTCAGGTGTAGCAGGACCGCAGGGAGCCCCGGGCGCGGACGGCGCCACCGGTCCGCAGGGTCCGGCTGGGCCCGATGGTGCGCAAGGCCCCGCTGGATCGGCCGGGCCTCAAGGACCACAAGGCGCCCAAGGACCGGCTGGCCCACAGGGAGCACAGGGTCCGCAGGGAATCCAAGGGCCTCCAGGTTCCGATGCAAACGTGACGGCTCACGAGGGGGCGGCGGATCCACACTCGCAATACGCCATCACGTCGTCAGGCTCGCGCATGCAAACGGCCATCAGTTCTCCGTCTAACGGGTGGGTGCTGACCTATAACGGCGTATCCGGGAAATGGGAGGCGCAGGCAGCAACGGGAGGCGTCACTGATCACGGCGCGCTTACCGGGTTGGCAGATGATGACCATGCGCAATACGTTTTAGCGAGCGGAGCGCGTGACATTACGGGCAATCAGTCTGTCGTAAGTAATAGCGACTCTGTCAGTTTTGGATTTCTCCTCAAGCGATCTAGGGGTTCTGCTGGATCAAAATCGATAGTTTCAAATGGCGACGTAATATTTGGTCTTGTCTGGCAAGGATATGACGGGGCTAGCTACATTACTTCGTCAATGATTCGCGGCTATGTGGATGGAACCCCAGGGCTGAATAACATGCCCGGCAGATTGACGTTCTGGACAGTGCCGGACGGGTCAAACAACCCATTGGAGCGCGTCAGGATTGATAGAGTCGGATTTATGTCGATGCAAAGCGGTTCGATTGGCCGCGCGTCGCCAGTGACTAAGACAGTGTCCTTCACAGTAGCGACAACAGAAAACTGGCTGATCTGCAACGGCGCCGGAACGATCACCGTAACGCTACCGGCTGCGTCTTCTTTCCCAGGCCGCGAAATCATGATCAAGACCATCGCGGCGCAGGCGGTCAATTCCGCGTCATCGAATGTTATGCCGCTGGCTGGCGGAGCTGCTGGAACCACCATCCTATCGGCGACTGCCGGCAAGTGGGCAACGCTGGTATCTGACGGCTCAAACTGGATCATCATGCAGGCGGGCGGATGATGCGCGCGATCGTGCTGCTTGTCGCCCTTCTATCCGGATGCGCCACGCATCGACAAGTGCTTGTCGAGTGGATCAAGGCAGCGGATTCGCTGGAGGTCGAACGCCTGTGCTTCCAGGCCGGCGCAAGAAGCTATCACCAGATTCTCGGATGCCAGTTTTGGCGCGGCGGGGTCTGCACTGTCGTCGCGCCGGCCGACGAGTATTTGCTTGGCCACGAGGTTAGACACTGCTTCGACGGCCGTTTTCATTTGTCCAGGGGTCAATCCGGGAGATAAACTATGCCCACCACAACCGACAGAATAAACGACATGCCGGAAAACATCCCCAAGGAGTGCCCCATGGTCAGGACCGATGGATATGCCGGCGAGGACCGCCGGAAGTGGCACGTCGACCGCACGGTCAACATCGGCCACCTGCTTACGACGATCGCGATGCTGGCCAGCCTGCTGGTGGTGTTCTCGAAGTTCGATACCCGGCTTTCCTTGGTCGAGTCGCACATCGCCAACCAGGGCGAGACGAACAAGCGACACGAAGCCGCAGACGCGGAGATCAAGGTTGCGCTCAAAGAGTCCTTCGACCGGCTCGAGAAGAAGTTGGACAAGGTTCTGGAGCAGCGCAGATGAAGGACTGCCGCGAGTGCAAGCACGCCACGCGCGCCTATTCGCAGTGGTTGTGTCGCGTGACCGGATCGGTGCGGCCGACGTCTGTTGTGCGTGATTCGCGTAGCGAGTGCGGACCGGAAGCCAGGCGCTTCGAGCGGGCCAATACCGACACCAAGCCGCAGGAGGGCCGCGATGCTGGAGTGGGTGCGTGACAACGTGCCGGAAGCCTTGCTTCTGGTGTGCCTTGCTGCGGTGTTCGGATGTGCCTGCCTGTACGCGGGGGCGCTTTGGCTGCTGCCGAGAAAGGACTGAGGACATGGAACCCGTTTGGCTGACAGAAGCGCGCCGGCACATTGGCCTCCGCGAGATCAAGGGCGCGCAGCACGAGTCGCGCATCGTCGCGTTCTGGAAGGCCATCCGCATGGGCGGCATCCGCGACGACGAAACCCCGTGGTGCGCGGCATTCGTCGGCGGGTGTCTCGAGGCCGTCGGCATCGTGTCGGCGCGCAGCGGTACCGCGAGGGACTACTTGAACTGGGGTGTGCCGATCGAATACCCGCTGGTTGGCTGCGTCGCGGTGTTCAGCCGCCTCGGCGGCGGCGGTCATGTCGGGTTCGTGGAGGGGCGCGACGAACACTATCGCCTGCAGATCCTGTCCGGCAACCAGGGCGACGAGGTGTCTGTCGCTCCATTCGAACTCTCGCGTCTGCTCGGCTACCGCTGGCCGCTGATCGTTCCGGTTCCTGTCGGCCACATGCTGCCGGTGATTCCGTCCGGCGGGCGGCCGGCGTCTGCCCGGGAGGCGTGATCGTGACCGACGACCGCAGACACCAACCGATTCGCCGCGACTTCAACGCCCTCATCCGGGATCCGCACGGCCGCGTCTCGGAAGCCAAGCTATTCGCGGCGGCCGGCAAGGCGGCGCTGCTCTACGTGCTGCTGACCTACACGCCGTCGATCATCGAGCGCTGGGACGTACTGGCGGTGATCGTGCTCACGCTGGTCGCGCCGGACCTGCTGAAGAAGTTCCTGACGCTGCGCGCCGGCGGCGGTCTTCCGTCGGCCGAAGAGAAGAAGGCGCCATGAGCCGCACCAGCGCAATCGTCCTTGCCGTGCTGGCGCTGATCTGCCTCGGTATCGGCGCTTTCATCGGCTTCAGCATCGCCGACATGCGCGGCAAGCGCACGCTCGAAGCCTGGGAGCGCGCGTCACTCGAGCAGCGAGAGGCCCAGCGCGCGCACGACAAACGACTTTTGGAGGAAACGACCCGTGGACTTCTTGACGATCGCGCTCGCCTTTGGGCTCGGCTACGTGCTGGGTGGCAACCCACAATCCCCGGTCCCGCCCCCGGTGGCATGCCCGCCGGTGGAGCGCCCGACGATTCCGCCGGAGCTTCTGGAGCCGCTGGAACTGGAGTACCTGCTGCCGCCGGAGATGCGGGAGTCTGCGCCGCCGAGCGGCAACGGCTGATCGAGGATGGCCAGGCCGCAATGATCAAGTGCCGGAGGATGCGGAGCATGCTGCGCGGCCTCGCGGAGCCGGTGCCGCAATGACCGCCCGCATCATCTACCTGCGCAGCCTCGGCATGATCCGCACGTCGCCGAGCTGGAGGCGCTTCTTTTGGCCGCGTCGGAGGGCCGCGTAATGCCGCGTCCGCTCAAGGTGCTGCCCGACGAGCAGATGCGCGATTTCGAGAAGGACTTTCGCGCCGGCATCATGCCGTGGGCGGCCATCGGCAAGAAGTACGGCGTCGGCTCGGCGTGGATCAAGCGCCAGATTGTCGAGCTCGGGCTGACCCGGGATCTGCGTGAGCGCATCAAGGTCGAGGCGGTGCGCCGCGACCACGAGAAGATTGCCAAGGAAGCGCTCAAGGAGCAGCGCCGCGACGAGTTCCAGGCGGATCCCGAGCGCAAGATCACCGAGCGCGAGGTGACAGAGGCCAATGCCGAACTGATCGCCACCGTCACGGCATCGCATCGCGCGCTGCTGGCCAGGCAACGGGCGATCGTGGGCAAGATCATCGAGGAACTGGAGTTCGCATCCGACTCGGCGCCAGACCTCAAGGCGCTGGCCGACGAACTGCGCAAGGACAAGGAGCGCCGGTCGGACGCCAACGGCATTCTGGCGCTCATCGACCGGTCTTGCCGCATCGACGACCTCAAGAAGCTGTCCGACGCCACGAAGACGCTGATCACGATCGAGCGCGACGTGCTGCGCATCGGCGGCACATCCGAAGGCGGAGACGACGACGGCGCGCGTGTCGTCATGATCCCAGCCAAGCAACCGATTCCAGCCGACTGACGCGATGGGAGCGATCGAAAACATCTTCTGGCAGCCGTCGGAGAAGCAATCGCTTTTCCTGTCGTCGCCGTTCAAGGAGGTGCTGTACGGCGGCGCGGCCGGCGGCGGAAAAAGCGACGCGCTGCTGATCGACGCGCTCGGGCTGCAGCAGGGCGCGATCAAGAAGCGCAAGTACCAGGCGATCATCTTCCGCCGGACCTTCCCCGACCTGAAAGACCTGATCGACCGATCGCTGGAGCTCTATCCGGTGATCGAGCCTGGCGCGAAGTACGACAAGCAGGCGCACGTCTGGACCTTCCCGTCCGGGGCCCGCGTTGAGTTGGGATACCTGCAATACGACTCCGACCGCTTCAAGTACCGCGGTCGCGCCTTCCAGTACATCGGCTGGGACGAGTTGACGCTGTTTCCGACGTCGGTCCCCTACATCTACCTGCTGTCCCGACTGCGTACCGTCGATCCGACCATCACGTGCTACGTCCGTGCGACGACGAACCCGGACGGCCCGGGGTTCAAGTGGGTCAAGGACTACTTCCGCATTCAGACCGAGGGCGGCGCGACGTGCTTTGCTGCCGAAACGGAAGATCCGGAAACCGGCGAGACGGTGAAGCACTGGCGGGCCTTCATCCCGGCGCGGCTCTCCGACAACCCGCACCTCAAGGATTCCGGCTATCGCCAGACGCTGCTACTGCTGACCGAGGAAGAGCAGCGCGCTCTGCTGCTTGGACGCTGGGAGTCGCCGAGCATCAAGGGCGCCTACTACGCGGAACAGATCGAGGTCGCTCGGAGCGAGGGGCGCATCTGCCGCGTTCCGTATCAGCCCGGCGTGCCCGTGCACACCTATTGGGATCTCGGTTTCAACGACACGACGGCTATCTGGTTCCACCAGCACGTCGGGCAGGAACACCGGTTCATCGACTACGTCGAGGCGAACGGGCAGACGCTCGAGTTCTTTGCCGGCGAGATTCAGGACCGCCGGTATGTCTATGGCGACCACCACCTTCCGCACGACGCCGAAAACAAGACGCTGGCGGGCCGCGGCAAGTCGATCGCCATGATGCTGCGCGAGATGCTGCCGAATCACTCCTTCAAGGTGGTTCAGCGCGTCGAGCGCGTTCAGAACGGTATCGAGATGACCCGGAAGATTCTTCCGGTCTGCTGGTTCGACGAGGACAAGTGCGCCAACGGCATCGCGGCGCTGGAGTCCTACCGCAAGGAATGGGATGACAAGTTGCAGGGCTATAAGCCGACGCCGCTGCACGATTGGGCGTCGAACGGCGCCGATGCCTTCCGCCAGTTCCCGCAGGGCTACCGCCTGGCGTCGATGGCGACGCCGAAAACGAAATCCTGGCGTGATCGACTTAAGTCGCACGCCGCATCGGGCCGCAGTCGGTCCGCCATGTCTGCATAGACGAAAGACAGGACGACACCATGCCGGATACGACCGCACAGGAGAATTGGGACCGCTACGAGTACGGCCGCCAGCGGGGGCACATCGAGTACTGCACGCAGGCGCGGCGCTGCGAGGACTTCTACCTTGGCGGAGGGCTGCAGTGGTCGGAAGACGACATCGCTGCGCTCGGCGATCGCCCGGCATACGAGTTGAACCACATCATGCCGACGGTGAATACCGCCATCGGCCACCAGATCCAGAACCGGCTCGACCTGGCGTACCAGCCGCGCGGTGGTTTCGCCGACCAGGACAAGGCCGAGATCATGACCAAGGTCGCGCTCTCGATCATCCAGCGGCAGAACTACCACTTCAAGGAGACCTGCGTCTTTGGCGACGGCATGATCCAGCAGCGCGGATACTTCGACATCCGAATGGACTACCAGAACAACGTGTTCGGTGATGCGTGCATCGACGTGCTCGACACGATGGACGTGATCCCGGATCCGGACGCGAAGACCTATGTTCCAAAAGGATGGGCGGACGTCATCGTCGCGCGCTGGCTGACGCTCGACGAGATCGAGGATATGTACGGGGTTGAGGCGCGGCGCGCTGCCGAGGCGGCTGGCGACGAAGACGGCGACTTCGGCGAGGAAACAGCGGACGAAGAGCGAAACAAGTTCGGGACGATTCGCGGTGCCGTATGGAAGGCCTCGTTCGGTGACTCGACGGTGCGCCGCCTGCGGATCATCGATCGGCAGCGCTGGAAGAACACCAAGGCCCTGTGCGCCATTTGGCCGACTGGGGAAATCAGGGTGGCCGAAGGCCTTAGCGAGCCGCGCATTGCTGCCATGAAAGAGGCCGGCTGTTACTTTATCAAGCGCCGTGTGCGCCGCGTGCAGTGGGTGGTCTCGACGCGTAGCGTCACGCTGTTCGACAAGTGGAGCCCCTACGATCGCTTCACGGTGGTCCCGTTCTTCGCCTACTTCCGCCGTGGTCGCACGCGCGGCATGGTCGATAACGCCATCAGCCCGCAGGAAATGGTGAACAAGGAGGCCAGCCAGTTCATCCACATCCTCAACACGACGGCGAACTCCGGCTACACGGTCGAAGAGAACAGCCTGTCGAACATGACGACCGACGATCTGCGCGAGCAGGGCGCGAACACCGGGATCGTGATCGAGCACAAGCAGGGCACGCAGCCGCCGAAGAAGATCGAGCCCAACCAGGTGCCACAGGGCGTGGATCGTGCCATCGAGCGCGGCGTGATGTCGATCAAGGAGATCACGGGAATCTCGGACGCCATGCAGGGGCTGAACGGCCCCGAGGTGTCTGGCATCGCCATCCAGAGCAAGCAGTTCATGGGGCAGCAGCAATTGGCCGTCCCGCGAGAGAACCTGTCGGCAACCCGGAAGATGGTGGCCGAGCACCTCATGTACCTGATTCAGAACTTCTACGACAGCTATCGGGTGTTCAAACTGACGGAGCAAGATCCAATCACGGGCGCCGACGTCACGAACGAGTACGAGATCAACGTCGCCCAGCTTCGCGACGACGGCACGCTGACCTACCTGAACGACGTCACGACCGGAGAGTACGACTGCGTGGTCTCGGAGCAGCCGACGGCAGTCACGTTCGAAAACGGGCAATTCCAGCAGGCGCTCGAGCTGCGCAAGTCGAACGTGGCCGTGCCAGACCACGTCGTCATCAAGCACTCGAATCTGTCGGAGAAGCAAGAGATCATCAAGACGATGCAGGAGCAGCAGGGCCGCGCGAACCCGCTGGACGAGGCCCAGGTCCGGCTGATCGACGCGCAGACCAGGAAGACCAGCGTCGAGTCGGTGAACAAGGCCGTGGAGGCGCTGTTCAGCGCGACGCAGGCGGCGAATCAAATCGCGCTGATGCCGCAGATCGCGCCGATGGCCGACCAGATGCTGAAATCCGCAGGCTTCGAAGACCAGGATGCCGCGCCGATCGTTCCCGAGGCGGCGCCCGGCGCGCAAGGCGTTCCGTTGCCGGCGAATACCAACCCGATCACGCCCACAAATCCCGCCGTGGGCATGACTGCAGGCATTGAAGGCGGGGCTTGAAAAGGAAGACATGACCATGGCGAGCGAAAACGATACGGCAGTTGAAGAACTGAACCTGGACGACGGCTCCCCGGAAACCGGGGCCGGATCCAAACACGACGACACACCCCCGGCGAAGACCGAGGATCGCGGCGACGCCTTCACGCCGACCGGCGAGGATGACGACGACGATCCGGCGTCCAAGACCGACGCCGGAGCCGCCGACGCCGGATCGAAGGCCGAGGATGACGCCGGCACCGGAAAGCGCGGCGTTCCTCCCGAGCGCTTCAACGAAGTGACCCGGGCCAAGCGCGAGGCCGAGGAAAAGGCTGCGGCTCTGGCCGAAGAGAACGATCGCCTGAAGCAGCAATTGGCGGCATCCGCACAGAAGCCGGCGCCGGCTGTCGAGCAGAAGCCGGAATCCGATGCGGCCCCAGCCTTCGACATGAAGGCGAAACAGAAGGAAGCGGCCGACGCGCTGCTCGAAGGCGACATGGACAAGTACGCCGATCTGCAGGCCGAGATCTACGCCCATGTCGCCGATACGGCCGCCGCGAAAGCGATCGAGACGGCGAAGGCGACCAACGACAAGCAGGCCGAGCAGGACGCCGTGCAGTCCGTCGCGACCGCCGCTGTCGCCAAGTACCCGTTCCTGGACAAAGAGACCGGTGACAAGGAGGCGATCGGCGATGTCGTCGCCTGGCGTGACCTCTACATCAGCCGAGGCATGCGTGCCAGCGAGGCGCTGCAGAAGGCCGTCGACAAGGTGGCTCCGCTCTACGGTGATGCGAAGCCGACCGACGGCGGCGGAATCACCGATCCGCGACCCGCAGCAGCAGCCAAGCGGGCGGCTGCGATGGCGGACGGCCAACCGCCGTTGCCGACCGGCGGGCTTGGCGAGCGCGCGACCGCCAACCGGATCAACGTCGGCGCCATGTCGGAATCCGAGTTCAAGAACCTGTCGGAAGCCGACAAGAAGCGGCTGCGCGGCGACTGATCCTTGACTTTGTCTGCGCCGAGGTATATCTAGGCGCTATACCACCCGGAGGCCCTGCCTCCGGGGTTCAGATTCACGGAACGCCACCGACCAAACGGCGGGATCGCAACCTGCAGCGGGTTCTCGGATACCCCAAACCGTGACATCCGGCGACCGGCCGTAAAGCGGGGTTGCTTGGCTCCTAAAGCCATGACATTCGCACAGCGCGCGGCGACACAGCGGGCGACCAAACGAACGTCACCTACTCAGGAGCAACCACCATGGCAATGACCAATTTTGCCGCGCTCACGTCGCAACAGAAACTCGTCTGGTCGCGCGACGTATGGTCCGCGGCCCGCGACATGGCTTTCATCACCCGCTTCACCGGCGGCGAGAATGCCCTCATCCAGCGCGTTACCGAACTCACCAAGACCGAGAAAGGCGAGCAGTGCATCATGCACCTCGTCGCCGACCTGGTCGAAGACGGTGTCGTCGGCGACAACCAGCGCGAGGGCAACGAGGAAGCGATGCAAAGCTACTCGCAGATCATCAACATCGATCTGATCTCGCACCAAGTCCGCAACAAGGGCAAGCTCGCCGAACAGAAGACCGTCATCAAGTTCCGCGAGCAGGGCCGCGACAAGCTGGCCTACTGGCTGGCGAACCGCATGGACCAATTGGCCTTCCTGACCATGTCGGGCATCGGCTACACGGTCATGAACAACGGCGCTCTGCGCGACACCAAGTCGCCGTTCCCGACGCTGTCGTTCGCAGCCGACGTCTCCGGCCCGTCGGCGAAGCGTTCGCTGATGTGGGATGGCTCCGCGCTGACCACCAGCAACACGGCCAGTATCGCCAGCACCTACCTGCCGAACTACAAGATGATCGTGGATGCCGTCGCCTACGCGAAGGAGCACTACGTCAAGCCCTTGCAGTCCGGCGGCAAGGAGTACTACGTGATGTTCGTGCAGCCCGGCACCCTGGCCCAGCTCAAGAAGGATCAGGACTACCAGCGCGCCGTCACGAACCTCGCGCTCAAGGACGGCGAGAAGTCTCCGTGGTTCACCGGCGGCACCGTGACGATCGACGGCGTGGTCCTTCACGAGCACCGTCTGGTCTACAGCACGAAGGGTGCGGCGGCCGGCTCGAAGTGGGGCGCGGGCTCGAACATCAACGGCACCCGTTCGCTGCTCTGCGGCGCGCAGGCGCTTGGTCTGGCCGACCTCGGCGCCCCCGAGTGGGACGAAGAGTACTTCGACTACAAGACGAAGCAGGGCATCAGCATCGACAAGATGTTCGGCCTGCTCAAGCCCAAGTTCTATTCGATCTACGACAAGTCGGTCGAGGACTTCGGCATCGTCTCCATCGATCACTACATCGCCTAAGCGGCGGCGTTCAAACCCAAGGGGCCGGGCTTGACGGCCCGCCCCGCTCAAGGAGATTCAGATCATGCCGATCACCAAAAACTCCGGCCGCCAGTCGCCGATCGACGCCTACGTCGACATCAACCTGGCCGACGTCACGAACGGCGTCGATGTCAATGCGATCGAACTTCCGCCCGGCGCCGTCGTCACCGATGGCTCGCTGGTCACGACCGAGGCGTGGAACTCCACCACGTCCGACGTGATGGACGTCGGCGACGTGACCGTGCAGAACCGCTATCTGAACGACGGCAACATCCGGGCGCTCGCCGCCCGCGTGCCGCTGGTTCCGACTGGCTTCGTGACCACCGCGACGCAGCGCTGGCTGACGGTTCGCTGGGTCAGCGGCGGTGGCGTTCCGACCACCGGCAAGGTGCGTCTGCACGTTCGCTACTACGTCGACAAGCGCGCCGAGTTCTCGCAGGGCTGATCGCCCGACGCTTCGCTGTAGCCATTTCCCGGGCCCTCATGGGTCCGGGCTTTTTGTCCAAGGAGGGAATCCACGATGAAGTTTCGAGCGCCGACCGACGAACCGGTCCATCTGGCCTTGACCACCGGCCATACCTGCATCATCACCGCCGAGGGAATCGACATCGACCCCCGGTTCCATCGCGCGGCCATCGCCGCGAACTGCATCCCGGTCGGGATCGAGGTTCCGCAGGAACCGCCGTCCGATCAGTCACTCGATCGCGCCAAGGCGCTGGCCGACGGAATCCGCCAGATGCTCGATTCCGACGACGACGGGATGTTCACCGCCAACGGCCGGCCGAACGCCACCAAACTGGCCAGCATCGTCGGCTTCAAGCCGGACCGTGAAGAAGTCGACGCGGCCTGGGCGGTTGTCGAAACCGAGCTCACCGGCAAGGGCGGCGGCGCCTGACCATGGACCGCAAAGCGCTGATCTCTGTCGCCCGCTCGCGGCTGGATGACATCACCAAGCCCTACCTGTGGTCGGACGACGAGATCGCGCTTTACCTGGTTGAAGCCGAGCGAGAGGCTGCCGAGCGCGCCCTGCTGATCGAGGACGACACCTCGCCGCTGATTGTTGAAATCTCGGTCAAGGCTGGCGTGGCGTCCTACCGTCTGAACTCCATGGTGTTGCGCGTCGAGCGCGTGAAACTCGACCTGCAGCCGAACATCCTGACCCGCGTGAATCGTGAAACGCTGGACGCTCGCGCCCGCAACTGGCAAGCGGAGACCGGAGACCCGGCGCGCTTCATCGACGACGTCGACACGCTGGTCCTGTACCCGATCCCAACCCGCGCCGACGTGGCCCGACTGACCGTCAAGCGCCTGCCGGTGAAGGCCGACCCGGCGAACTGGTCGCCCGAGATCCACGAGCGCCACCAGTTGCGCCTGATCGATTGGGTTCTCCACCGCGCCTACATGAAGCCGGACGCCGACACGTTCAACGCCAAGCGATCGGATGCCGCCGAGGTGGCGTTTGCGCAGTCCTTCGGAATCCGGCCCGACGCGAACGTGCAGCGCAAGCAGCGCGAGAAGCGTCCGATCACGATCAAGTACGGGGGCCTTTGATGGGCGCCACCAAGTTCTCAGGCTGGAAGTACGGCATGGACAACATCCACCAGCCGCACGACCTGCCCGACGGCACGCTGCGGCGCGCCGTGAATGTAGATGTCTCGGACTCCGGGAAACTGCGCCGCCGCCGCGGCTTCTCGCCGACCCTGTCGGCCGCCGGTGCCCACTCCCTGTGGGGGGACCGCGCCGGCAATGGCTATTTCGTGGCCGCCGACACGCTCAAGCGCCTCAACCTGGACGGCACGGCTGCCGTCATTGGAGCCGTGGCGACCGGCAGCAACCCGCTGTCGTTCGAAGAGGCTGGATCCGCCATCTACTTCATGAGCTCGGCAGCGCGTGGCCGGCTGGTTGGTGGCGCGCTAGACACGTGGGGCGTCGATGTGCCGACGTCGCCGCCGCAGATGATGCCGGACGCCGGAGTGCTCGACGCCGGCAAGTACATGGCGGCCATCACCTACCTGCTGGCCGACGGCCGCGAGTCGGGCGCCTCGGCCCTGCAGTCGATCACCCTGGCGGCGTCCGGCGGCATCAGCTTCTACGGGCTGCCGATCCCGACACAGGCGGCCGTGGTGAAGAAGCGCATCTACATGACGACCGCCAACGGCGAGACGCTGTACCGCGTAGCCGAGTGCGCGGCAGCCGACAGCGTCGCGGCATTCGAGTCGTTCGGCGCCGAACTGCGCACGGCCTACCTGACACCGCCCCCGCTGGGCACGTGCATCGCCTACACGCTGGGCCGCATGTTCATCGCCGACGGCAAGACGGTGTGGTTCACAGAGGCCCTTGACCTCGACCACTGCGACCGCCGCCGCAACTTCTACCGGTTCCCGGCCGACGTGACGCTGATCGCCGGCGCCAAGGATGGCCTCTACGTGTGCGCCGACCGGACGTACTTCATCGCCGCCGCCGGTACGCCGGAGGCCAACCAGACCGCCGTGCTGGGCTTCGGGGCAGCCGCCGGCAGCCGCGCGCAGATGCCGACCACCGAGCAATGGATGTGGTTCAGCGAGCGCGGCGCCGTGCTGGCCAAGGACGGCGGCGCCGTCGAGATCCTCGCCGAGAAGCGCGTGGCGCCAGGTCGCATGACTTCGGCGGCAGCACTGGTCCGCGAGCAGGACGGCTGCCGTCAATTCATCGTCGTCGGCAATCAGGCCGAGGCATCCACTTTGCAGTGCGGCAGCTACGCCGAAGCGGAAATCATCAGGAGAGCAAAAGCATGAAAACCATCGTCACGAAGTTCGCCGCCCTGCTTGCCATGGCATCCGTCCACCTCGTTTCTCAGGCCCTGAACTGGCTCCACCGGTGGGTCAGCGGGTCCGAGGTCCGTGTTGGCTTCACCTATCTGGTCGAGCACGTCCGCGGCGGCGTCGTCATCGACCGCGAGCTGGTGCACAACCTCGTGCCGACCGAGGGCCTGAACTACATCCTCGAGTCCTCGCTACGCGGTGGCGCCGCACTGAGTACGTGGTACATCGCGCTCTTCGAGGGCAACTACACGCCCGTGGCAGGCGTCACGGCATCCAGCTTCCCGGCGGCGGCAACCGAGAGCACGGCCTACGATCAGGCAACGCGTGTCTCCTGGGTGTCGGCGGCGGCGTCAGCGGGCAGCGTGACGAACTCGGCGAGCAAGGCCGTGTTCACGATTAACGCCGTCAAGACCATCTACGGCCTGGCGCAGTCGAGCGTTGCCGCCAAGTCGGCGACCTCCGGCGTGCTGGCCAGCGTGGCGCGATTCACGACGCCCAAGGCCGTGGAAGTCGGCGACGAGCTGCGCGTCACCAGCACGATCACGATGACCAGCGCGTAACCGGGGGCTGCGATGACGATCAAGTTCTCGACCGGGCTGCGCAACTTCCTGGCGGCCCTGGGCAGCTACAAGGACGCCTTCCAGAACGGGAAGCTCGAAATCTACTCGGGCGCCCAGCCGGCGAACGCCGATGCGGCCGTGACCGGGACACTGCTCTGCACGATCACCGACAACGCGGGAGCCCGCACGGCTGAAGTGCTGGCCTCGGGCACCGTGACGCTGACGGGCGGCGCCTCGGGCTCCGTCAATACGCTGACCGTGAACGGCGTCGAGATCATGGGCGCCGCCGTGCCCTACAACACCTCGCTCACCCAGACGGCTGCCGACGTCGCGGCGCAGTGCAACCGCTTCCGCGGCAACGTCGAGTACAACGTGACGTCGTCGGGCGCCGTCGTCACCATCACGGCGCTGCCGGGCACCGGCACGAGCCCGAACGGCTTCGTGGT